GCCCCCGGATGACGGAATAGGCACCCCTAGGTTTTTGTCGCCTGTGTAGCCGCTTGTGGCGTTGCTGAGGCCAGGCAGGTCGCCAACTTTGATGTACCCAATGCTGTTCAGGTAAGGCACTTCGGGTATGTCGACGCCTGGTATGACGTTCATGGCTTTGATGACCAGGTTGATGCCTTGGATGACGCTATTGACCATTGCGTTGACTGAGTTGGCTACCAAGATGACGGTGTTGGCAATCGCGGCGCCAAATTGCTTGAACGGTTGCAAGAATTCAGCGATGGCGCGTGGGCCTTCACGGTACAGCTCGTACAGCGCCCCAATGGTCACGGTCACAATGGCGAGCGATGCGCTGAGTGCAGCGACTGAGCCTTGCGTTGCGTAGAACGATCCTGTGAGCGCAAGGTTGGCAAATTTGGTTGCCACCGTCAGCGCGTTGTATGCCGACAATGCGCCGTTAGCAACGACGACAGCCGCGGACAGGCCGGCAACAGCCAACGCCAGTTTGACGATAAGCCCGCTGTTTTCCTCGACCCATGACGCCATGCGGGTGATAATTGGGATCAGTTCTTCAAGCACCGGGAGCAAGGCGCTGCCAATGGCTTCGGTGGCTTCCGACCAAGCAATGTTGAGTTTGGCCATGCCGCCCTCGGCGGTTTCGGTAAACGCTTGGTTTGCGCCGCCGAATGTGCCGCCAAGCACGTTGATGATCGTGTCAAGGTCGGCGCCCTCTTTGATGAGGTTTGCCATTTCGGGTGTGAGCGATCGCAACGCTTTGTAGTTGCCTTCATAGGCTTTAGCAAGCGCGTCGGCGACTGTGGTGGCGTCTTGTCCCGTTGCGCGGCTAATGTCAAGCACCAGCGACATTTGCTTCTGTGCTTCGCTAATGTCTTTCGTGCCTCGAACTAGCGCAGCAAACGCTGGGCGCAAAACGTCATCAGCGACCGCGCCTTGCTTTGCCATGACGCTAATTGCTTTTTCGACCTCTTTGATTTGGTCTTGGGTTGCCCCAGTTGAGTTGACAAGCTGCACTTCAAGGGCTTTTTGTGCGGCCTGATCTTCAGCAGCGGCTTTCGTGGCCATGCCCAGCCCAGCGGCCAATGCCCCGGCAGTTGCGGCGGCAGGCAACATCGCCTTTTTGAGCGCAAACGCCGACTTGGCGCCCGCGCCTTCGAGGTTTTGAAATTCGGCGACGGCTTTGTTGATGCCTTTGCCGTCAAACTCTGAGACGATGGGTATGACTACGGCCATGATCTATTTTCCCACTTTTGTGGCGTCAATGCGGTCAATTCCTTGTTGTACGCCTTTTTGTACATCGTTGACGAGTTCCTGCATACGTTGCAGTACGTCCTGCTGATTAGCTCCCCAAGCCTTCCACATGACGCGGCTGGTGCTGCCAAATTTGTTGGTGAGGTTGCGACCCATTACACCGTTTTCCGCAAAGTCAAATAAAGCGGCTGCTGGGTCATCCCAACGGATCACAAACGTGCCGACGTTGACGACTTCGCCTGCGTATTCCTTAGTTTTTTTAGTGTTGATTTTTGCGCGGATCGAGTTGTTGGGATCGCCGTATTCACCCCACGGCAAAAGCGCGGTGCGGCCTGGCTTCCACTCGTACTTCCAGTTTCGCAACGGGTAGTTCAGCGGGATCATGCTTTTGGCGTCCTCAATGACGCCCTGCACAATTGACTTGTACCGTTTAGTGATTTCGCGGCGTAAAGACTTGTCGACTTTGTTGAGTTCTTTCAATGTTTCTTTGATGCCCAATACGGTCAACGTGTTTGTGGCAAATGGGTCAATGCCGCCTGCGTCTAAACCAGGGCCACCACCAATTTGCCGACCAGCCATTAGCGGCCCCGCTTGCTTTGCTGTGCTTGCTGTTCAAGCACGAAAAACACGGTCGTCAAATCGCGGGTGTCAAACTCCACTTGCGGCGGCCAATAGCCCGTCATAACTAAGACCTCAGCGAGGGAGCGTCGCCAGGTGCCGCGATGGTAGGGGTTTCGTCGGTGGTTTCCTCAATCGGCGTAATTTCCATGTCCGGGTGTTCAGCAACCCATTCACGCCACGTGCCAGGTACTTTGTCGCCAGCGAGCTTGCACAGGATGTACGCCCAGCAGCACATATCAACAAAGCCGATGCCTTTGCCGTCTGCGGATCGGCGGTTCTCGGTCTTTTCCCACTCAACGATCGCCAGCATGTTTGTGATCATTGTGCGGGGTTCGCGCCCGTCCTTGAGGTCGACTTTGAGTTTGACGCGCATTAGTTACCTTTCGTCGGGCAAGGCTCCGCCAGCGCGGGCTTGCTTGGTTTGTTTTCAGCGCCGCCCAATCGGGCTGGCGAGAACATGACTAGCTGGTGGCCTTTGTGAGTGTGCCACCCGTAAAGGTGAGGTCGATCGTGGAAAGTTCGCCGAGCGATGCGTTGATTGGGGTGTGGCTTTCCAAGTATGCGCCAGTCAGCGTGTACTTCGGCGACGCAGCCGTTGGGGTGGTCAAACCTGCGGCCGTCGGCGACAGCTCCAACGTGGTCGTCGTGCCCACCAGCGCGTAGATCGACGCTTCGGTTTCGTTAGATGCGTACGACTGGTACAGCGTGACGGTGATGCTGTTGTTGGCAAGGCCTGACGTGTAGGTGCGGGCCGTGGAGCCAAACGCGGTGTTTTCCAACGCCTCAACGGTGTAAGTGACGGTTGCGGCGGTGCATTGATCGGACAGATCAACATTGTTGATCTCGATTGCCGGGTTGGACAGGTAGACGCTGGTTGCCATGTTGGGTTACTCCTCGACTGGTTCTGCTTTGACTTTAGACGACTTTTTCGGTTTGTCGGTGGATATGAGGCCCGCCGACAACAGGGCGTCAATATTGGTGCCTTCAACTGGCTGGAACTTGTCGCCTGGTGTACCGAGGCGCGGGCTAACAATGACGTACATGATCGCTCCTAGCTTGTTTGGGCCTGCATGGCTACGACGATTTCGTAGGCGGGTAGGACGGTTGAGCCGATGTCCACATTGGTGGGTCGACCGCTGGTGACAGCAACGTTGGCGGCCATGAGTTGGGCGCACATATTGAGCAGGGATCGGCCTGCGTCAAGGTTGCCGGGGCCAAGCGTGATGACCTGTAGCACAAATTCCAATTTGGCAATGTTGTAATTGAAGGCGTCAAACGACGGCATATTTATCAGGACGCATGGCGGCACAATATTGCGCGGATCGTTGACGACTTGTAGACCACTAATGCTTTGCAGTTTGGTCGTAAGGTCGTCGATCGCCTCGTTGAACAGGTCGGTGTAGACGGGTACGGGCATTAGGCCACCTGTGGGCGGTCAATCCCTAGCAGCTGCTTTACCATGCCTGATAGGCCAATAACTGGGGCTGTTCCCATTGTTTGAAAACTACTGAACTGGTCAATGGAGCCGCGCTGACGGTACAGGGCACCGCCGTACATGATCGTTCCCAAGGTGACGTCGCTCGATGGGCTAGTGCTGACGCTGTCAATGTATCCGGCTTCTTGGCGGCGTCGGTAGCAGAACTGGTTCGCAGCTGCGGCGCATTGCGTCAAAAACGCTGCGTCGCCTGCGGTTGCGGTGCCGATCCCCAGCCAATCTTCAATGTTGGTTGCGGTAATCCACGTGCAGACAGGTGTGTATGCAAGCGACCCGGTAGATGCGACGCGCTCAACGTTGTCGGCGGTCTTGGCGTACAGCACCTGGTTTTGGATCGGTACCTGGTAGTCGTACAGCAAGTCGCCTTCGGTGTCGGTGCCGATGTACAGGTATTGCGGCAGCGCGTAAACGGTATACGAGCCGTTGAACGTTGCGTCGACGCCTGTGACGGTGATCGCGCCGCCTACGACTACCTCTGAGGGTGTGAGGAGCTGTAGGACGGCGTAATCGTCCAGTAGGTACTTGTGTGTGACCGTGTAGGTGGCCATTTTGTGGGCCTACCTTTCAGATCACGGGCTGACGGTGATGGACTTGACGAGGTCGCTGTCGGCGATGAACGTTGCGACGTACCCGTAGTACGAGAACGTGCGTCCGAGGGTGCTTGGCGCTTCGACGGACATGAGGCCGCGTACCTGCTCGTAGAACTCGATTGCTGAGCCCTTGGCGACGACCATCGTGTTGGATGCAAAGTTGCGATCCACGACGAGGTTGAGGCCGAGCGGGTTGAACGTGTTCATTTGGGTCACGTTGGCGGTGCCCATGCCGTTGACGCCCATGAGGCCCGCGGCGCCTGCGTATGGGAACACAGGGCGCTTGTCGGCGTCGAGCTGCTGGCCGAGAAGCTTGAACACGTTCGGTGAAACGAAGATGTGGTCAGGCAGGAAGTTGCTGGCCGACAGAATGTCAACGGCTGCGTCGTAGAGCGCTGCGATCAGCGTTGACGGGTCGGTGGTGTTGAACGTCCAGGTCGAGCCGGATGCTGATGCACCCGAGGTGATGGCGTCGGCTGCGACGTCGTCGGACTTCAGCAGGTATTCGCCAGCGAGGTCTCGCAAGATGATTTCCATCGAGGCGGGCGAAGTGAAGTCGACGTCCTGTACCGACAGCGTGACCTGGCCTGCGAGGGTGGTCTTGCTGACGACGTTGGATGCAATCTGCGGGCTGGTTGCCGAGACTGCGGCAAGTTCAGACGCCTGTGCGGCGACGCTGGTGTGCGTCGTCCACGTTGGGCGAATGAACGTCTTTTGGTTGCCACCGTCTGGCATGGCGCGGGCGCCGACTGCTGCGACGACTGGACGGATGTAATTTAGATCCTGAAAAACAGGTCCGAGCACGATTTGGCTGAGCAAGCCCGGCGTATTTTCAGTATTGGTGTCGCCACCCGTGCCTGCGGCTGCCTGAAGTGCGGTCTGCTTGTCGCGCATCGCTTCGATCGCGGCGTCGTTGACCTTGCGCCACACGTCGCCACCTGCGTGGAAGGCGGCGAGGTACTCGCCTGCCGATGGCATCGAGAACTTGCGCTTGGGCTGTGCCGGGATTGGTGCGGTTGGGATCGCGGCCTCGACTGCGGCGGCCTCGACGACTGGTGCGTTTTCCATTGCTGGTGTCTCCTCTTGTGGGGTCTCTTGTTCAGTATTG